CAAAGAAAAGAAAGAACCAAAACCCTCTGCCTATTCCACGGCCATCGCTTTGATGGGTCCAGATCCGAACCTTCCCATTCATGTTCTTTACAACCTGATGAAGGAAAAAGGATTTGATTTACAAACATCCACCGGATCGATCAAAACTGCCAGAAGCATATTCCGCAAATGTTACAAGACCCTGAAGGCAAATGGCCATATCAAAGAAGGGCACTAAGAGAGCACTGACCTGTACTACCTGTAAGCTGAAGGATGGGGACATCAAGACCTACAAGATGGAACCATACGGCTCTGGTGAGAAGAAGGTACTAATCATTGGAGAGGCTCCTGGGAAGGTGGAAGATCGTAAGGGGATGCCATGGCAGGGACGCGCTGGCAGACTGTTGCATAGATATTTACACAAGTCTGGAATTGATTTGTTTCAGGATTGTCTCTGCGTAAACGCTGTCAACTGCCGCCCACCAGACAACCGGACACCGCGTAAGCTTGAGGTAGATTGCTGCCGGAATATGGTAGTGGATGATGTCATCAAAGATTTCAAACCCAAGGTGATTATCCTCCTGGGTGCCGTGGCTGTACAGAGCTTTCTTGCACCCAGGTGGCCAGTGGACCTGGGAGGCATTACCAAATGGAGAGGGTTCCGGATCCCGGACCAGGATCACCATGCCTGGATTGTTCCCACCTTTCACCCTGCCTATATTTTGAGGGCTGAGAGCCGCGAGGCCAATACTATATTTGAACAGGATCTTCGGCTGGCTGCTGAAGCCATAGGGATGCGGGTTCCTCTCTTCCAGCCACCGAAGATCCATTATATCCAAGATCTCAGCGTTCTAAATGAACTGAAGAACTCTACCGAGATCGCCATCGACTACGAAACAACCGGCCTGAAGGCCCGAATGAAAGGGCAGCGGATAATTTGTACCGGTGTATGTGCCAGTGAGGATGAGGTTTACGCATTTATGATGCCTAAAACAATGAAGGGGTTAAAACCATATTTTGACCTATTGACAGATCCCAAAATAGGGAAGATGGGGCACAACATCAAGTATGAAAAATCCTGGACCCATCACCGATATGGTATTGATGTGGTGAACTGGCAATGGGATTCCATGATCGCGGCACATATCATTGACAACAGATCCTACACCACCGGCCTGAAGTTCCAGGCCTATATTTATTTTGGAGTTCTTATTAAGGATGAAGATGTTTCCAAATACATTTACACCAAGGATGAGAACAATAAAGGGTTCAATAAGGTCTACGAGCTCCTGGAACAGGAGGGCGGTGAGCACAAACTTCTGACACATGTGGCCATGGATGCATATTTTGAATATCTGCTGGCCAAAAAACAAATGAAAGAACTGGACTATAATTATTTACCATTCTGATGACAAAACTAACAGCTTGTGGAGTGTTTTTTGGTAAAGGAGAAGTACACGCTCAAGACGGGTACTATGATTTACAATGGAAACTGGTAAAGGAACGATTACTTTCAGACGGCTCTTTTGAAAAGGTGCGTATGACTACTGTCGTGATAGGCATTCCCCGTCATCTGGTTAAGGACTACTTTTTGGAACAGGCCGTCAACTGGTTTCCGACCAAGCCTCCGGATGAGGATATTAAACGTTATGTAAATGAACTGGTAGATTTGATATATGAATCAGATTGAGGCATATAATCTTCTCCACCAAGGTGCGTTGGCCCTGTCCCGAGCAGAAGAGGCTGGTATAAGGGTGGATGTGGATTACCTGGAACGCAAGATCAAGCACCTGGCCAGGCAAATGGAGTATTACGAGCGCAAGTTCAAGGAATCAAAATTTTATTCTCGTTGGGAAAAATTCCAAGGGGATGAGCCTAATCCCAATAGCACTGTTCAGCTGAGAGAATATCTTTACACCGAGCTAGGAAAGAAACCTCCCAAAGAAACGGAGAAAGGCTTCGGATCCGTAGACAAAGAATCTCTCACCGAATTGAATATATCTGAACTGAACATGCTTTTGGAGTCCAGGAAGCTGAAGAAGAATATGGACTATCTGTTGGGCTTTCAAAGGGAAGCGATCGATGGATGGCTCCATCCCAACTTCAACCTTCACCTGGTTAAGACATACCGGTCCAGTTCAGATCACCCCAACTTCCAGAACATACCCAAGCGGGACAAGGAAGCAATGAAGCTCACCCGCAGAGCACTCTTTCCACGACCAGGACATCAGATCCTGGAAGTTGACTACTCCGGACTGGAGGTACGAATAGCAGCGTGCTATCACAAGGATCCTACCATGATAAAGTATCTGAAGGAAGGATTTGATATGCATGGTGACATGGCAGTTCAACTGTTCAAACTTGACAAATATGATTCCAGCAACGCCAACCACGCCTACCTTAGAGCAGCTACAAAAAACGGTTTCGTATTCCCACAGTTCTACGGGGATTACTTTGGTAACTGTGCAAAATACCTGGCCTGTGACTGGGGGAAGCTCCCATCTGGAAACTTCCTTTATTCTCAGGGAGTCGATGTCGAGCCGGATAGATCTCTAGCCAAACACCTGGTTGGAAAAGGAATTCGGAACTACAAAGATTTTACTGAGCATGTAAAAGCCATTGAAGAGGATTTTTGGGGTAAACGCTTCCGGGTGTATGCCCGATGGAAGGAACGGTGGTGGCACGACTACCAAAAGAAAGGTTATGTGGATCTATACACCGGATTCCGGTGCCGTGGCATGATGGGAAAGAATGATGCCATCAACTATCCGATCCAGGGAGCCGCCTTTCATTGTTTACTCTGGTCCCTTATCCAACTGGATTATTTTCTGTATACCTATAAATGGCGTAGTCGTATCATTGGACAAATCCATGACTCGATCGTCCTGGATGTTCATCCGGATGAGTTTTTCTCTCTTATTGCCCACATCAAGAAGATCACCACTGAAGATCTACCGAAGGCCTGGGATTGGATCATCATTCCTCTGGAGGTAGACTTTGAATATTGTGAAGTGGATGCCCCATGGTCAGAGAAAAAAGAACTTGAAAGTACTAACGGTGTTTGAAAACACACGCGCGAGGACTCCGGAAAATTTTCATAAAAGTTTTTGAAAGATGTCTTTGATATTAAATATTTTTTATATATTTAACCCATTGTTGGGGTATGGGGAACGGTGTAGTCTTTCTTTTCAACTTCACCATGGCTTTTTTGTAACGACATCGTTCCCCATTTTTGTTCTTAAAAATACTGAATATGAACTACGAAGAGGAAATGAACATCAATGAGAATGAGCTTGACGTAGAGCTCTTGGAACATCCCTCATTGATGGCCCGCTACAGCTACAAGCTGGCTGAAGCACGAAGAGAAAAGGACCTGGCCAAGGAAGCCCTGGATCTTAAAAAAGCAGAGATCGATCTGGACATCCGGGACAATCCGGAATCATACAAGCTTACCAAAGTGACAGAGGCCGCCATCAATAACTGTATCTTGATGGAGCGGGAATACCAGGATGCTGTCAAGGATTACAACGAAGCAAATTTTGAAGTGAACGTGCTGCAGGGCGTGATCAATGCCATTGAGCACCGTAAGTCTGCATTGGAGCAGCTGGTAAAGCTTTACGGCCAGGAGTATTTTGCCGGGCCAGCTGTTCCCCATGACCTGACTGCCCTTCGGAAAGAGAGAAAAGCGAGAATTGAAAATAGAATAGGACAAAATTTAAGAAACATCAAACGCAAAAAGTAATGGCAAAGAAAAAATCAGGAGGCATGTTTTCGGGCAGGACCACCCGGAGCATGGAAAAACCAAGAACGAGTTTTGGGTATTTAAATGTGCCCAACAACGTGAACATTTTCAAACCAGAGGGGGGAACAGAGGTTATTTTTGACATCCTTCCATATGTAGTGACAGATCCAGAGCATATGGATAACAAAAAGAATGCTGATGATGCCATCGTAGGCAATCCCTGGTGGAAGCGTCCCATTTTGGTTCACAGGGACGTTGGTCAGGATGGATCCATGGTGATCTGTCCTACCACTGTTGGCAAGCGTTGCCCCATTTGTGCTTACGGGGCCAAGCGAAGGAAGGCCGGTGCCGATTGGGATGAACTGAAAGAGATCTTTCCCAAGGACCGGTCTATTTTTTACATCGTTCCCATCGACATGGATGACTGTGAAGTGGACTATGAACCAGGTGAGGTTCACATCATGGACCAAAGTGATTTTCTGTTCACCGACGAGCTCCTGGAAGAAGTGGAAAGAGATGTCAGCAATGACAACTTCCCGGATCCTTACGACGGCCTTTCTCTACAGGTGTATTGGAAAGCCAAGAAGCGAAGCAAGTACAAATATGCAGAGGCTTCCAAGATTGACTTCATTGCACGGGAAGAGCAATACGATGATGTTCCCGCCACCCTGGATGGGAAAGAAATTTCATTTGAGGATCTGCCCAGCCTGGATGACATTCTTGTGATCAAGGATTACAAGGAACTTGAGGCCATGTATTTTGGTATGGAAGATATGGATGACGGGGACGTTGACAGCGAGGAATTGGAAGAGGATGACGCTCCACCACGAAAGCGTAAAGGATCTTCCAGATCATCGGGTAGGTCAAGTTCTAGAGGAAGCAGGGGCCGTAGTTCCAAAAAGGACGAGGAACCTGAAGAAGTTGAAGAAGAGGAAGGTGAGCCTGAAGAGGAAGAAAAGCCCAAGCGCGGTTCCAGGAAGCCTAAGCAATCACAGCCAGCCAAAAGAGGTGGGAGAAGAAAGAAAGATGAGGAACCTGAAGAGGAAGAGGATCCTGAAGATGAACCTGAAGAGGAGGAAAAGCCCAAAGGCAGCAGAAGAAAGCCAAGGGCTAGTAGTAAAGATAAATGTCCCCATGGCCACAAGTTCGGAGAAGATAACAATCAGTTTGATGAATGTGACGAATGTAAAGTGTGGGAGGCTTGCCGGGAAGCAAATGAAGAATAACTATGAGACGAAAAAAGAAAGATTCAACACGAAAATTTCTGAACCGGTTTGTGGCTTTCCTCTTGCCGGAGGAAGTGGATGATTGTCTCAAACTCCGGGCCCTTATGCAGAACACGGGACGCAGTACACTGGTGCGGGGCATTGTTATGGCCCATGCCAAAAAAAGTGAGTGGAACCGACAGGAGTTGGTTGATAAGTATGCTGCATTCATCTATGCAAATTGGCAATATCGCGGGGAAGAAGGCGTAGGTTATGACGAGTTTATCAGTGACCTACAGAGTGACCTGCGATCAAAGAAAAAGTTTTCGAAGGAGCTTACTGACTTAATAGTTGAAGCATGCGAAAGGGAGCACAAACAAAGACAATCCACAGCGAAGTGAAAAGACGGGTTGAATCAAAAAAGGATAAGAAATCCGAGTACGACGGGAACACCACTCAGATGATTAGTACCGGCAGTACTCTTTTGGACCTGGCCATATCGGGTGGCCGGGTACGCGGTGGTGGTATCCCGGGTGGTATACTGGTGGAGATCTTTGGACCAGAAAGTACTGGTAAGACGGTTTTCCTGTGTGAGATTGCCGGAGATATTCAGCGTAAAGAGGGAGAAATAATGTTCCATGATCCGGAGGCCAGGCTGAACAAGCTGTTTGCACAGATCTTCGACCTGGATACAGATGACATGGAGTACGCCACTCCCAACACTGTGACCGAAGTATTTACTGCTGTCAGAGAATGGATCCCTGAGAATGGGAAGATCAACGGGGTACTAACAGACTCCCTGGCTGCATTGAGTACTAACCTGGAGATGGATGATGAGGAAGGAGACAAAATGGGAATGCGTCGGGCCAAGGAGTTTTCCGAACAGCTTAGACGCACTGCCAGGATCCTGACTCAAACAAACACTCTGATGGCATGTTCTAATCAGATCCGTGAGAACGTGGATCGTGGTACTTTTGGGCAGAAATACACTGCACCTGGTGGTAAAGCCATAGGCTTTTATAGCTCACTCAGGCTGCGTACTAGCAAGGTGGGGACCTTGGTCCGGAAACGGAAGATCAAGGGAAAGGAGCACAAGGTTATCTACGGAGTTGAGATTGAAGTAGAAGTGCACAAATCCAGTGTTTGGAATCCCAACAGGACAGCACCGGTTACCATCGATTTCAGCTATGGCATTGATGACATTCGCCAGAACTTAAAATACCTGAAGCAGATGACCGGATCCACCACTTATGATATTGGTGAGAGAAAGCTTCACAAAAGCCTGGTAGACGCCATTGCTATTGTTGAGGAAGAGGGACTGGAAGAAGATCTTCGGGAAGCTGTAATTGATATGTGGGAAGAGATTGAAGAGCAATTTAAAGTTGAACGCAAACCCAAGAAACGATGAATATTGACGCTTATATTTTGTATCAAAAAGAAACCGGGTTCAGGTTAGAAACAATAGAGAGGATTGCCAATGGAGAAACTGACAATGGGGACCTATTGGATTATATCGAGTGGTTAGAAAATACAGTTGTAAAACTTACCAATGAAAAGAGCACAACTTAACTCATACAAACCCCGCATCATGGCCTGTGACCCTAGCTTTACTGCCTGGGGATGGGTGATCCTTGAAGGTCATCTGGTCCAGGCACAGGGTGTGATTGTCACCAAACCGGAGGCAAAGAAGAAAAAGATCCGGGCCGGGGATGATCAGGCCAGGCGGGTCCGGGAGATCATTATGGAACTGGAACGGATCATAAAGGAATACCACGTTTCCTACATCGTATCGGAACTTCCCCACGGATCTCAGAACTATAAGGGAGCCGTGATGATCGGGGTGGTGACCGGAATACTGGAAGGATTCAATGTGCTCCGGAACATTCCGCTGGAGTGGTATCTGGAAAACGATGCCAAGAGAGCACTTTTCGGACGGTTGTCAGCTTCCAAGGCACAGGTGAAGGAAGCGGTTGACAATCTCTATGAAGTGCGATGGACGGGCACAGCGTTCCGTGACGAAGCCGTTGCTGACGCTCTGGCCATCTACTATGCTGCCGAGTGTAGTTCACCCACCATTAAATTTATGAACCAATGAGAAAAGAACTTGAATCAGCCGTAGTAGGTGTCAACCGGCACCTGAAAGACACGGTCCAGAACATGGAACCGATAGAACTACTGAGAAATTGCCACCCTCTTTACCGAAAGGAATATGCCCGTGACCTGTATCACACCGGTCAGATCACGGAGGCTGAAATGACTGAATTTACGGGACAGAAATAAAGATGACTGATCCTAACTCATATCCTCCACAATTAAGTACGGCTACATTCAAACCGTTCAAGATACGATTGAGCCAATCATTCGGCAGGTATACTCTTGAAAAGTCTCACTTCACGTTAGAGCCATTCATGGAGCACGTTGCCCACGAAATGATGCTCAAGGTTGAGTTGTATGTACTGGGGCAGGAAAATATCCAAACCTACGAAGTAGTGTTTGATGTCCCCAACACCTGGCGGGACCAGTTCCTATATGAGATGCGATGGGTCTGGCTGTCCAGGCAACTGCAACGGATCCGTCCCATAAAATGGAGAGCGGTCAAACGGGAAATAACTTTCAGCCACTGGGCACTTCTCCCCAAGTTCGACAAAGCCCCTCCCGGCATGGAGTACACCATGTTCACTCAACCACCAACTGAACCCGGAGTAACTAAAAAATGAAATCAATGAAGGTATATGAAGTAAAAGGGATCAATCCCGAGATCGATATCCATACGGAAGTTTGGGCGCAAACTCTAGTTGTAACAGAGGGACTGCTTATATTTTACAGTGGCGGGGACATCGTATCCACGTTTCCCGCTCACGTTGTAACAGTTACATTCGTTAGAACAACAGATAAATGAGTTTCTTGGATGAATACTTCCCCGCTGTCAAACGACAGCTACACTTGAACAGGCTCCGAAAACTGCGGAGATTGTATCACAATGAATTAAAGGAATACAAAAAGAGATATAATGAACAGCGTAATTTATAAATACATGTTGGGTGTTGACGATACCCAAGTTGTTCAGATGCCAATAGGAGCGAAGATTCTTTGTGTAGGTACACAAGGTGAGGTCCTCTATCTTTGGGCATTGGTAGACCCACGGATGGGTGATTGTTCCCGTAGGATCAACATCGCTGGAACTGGCCACGATTTGAGTAGACGTATCATGGGAGACTATATTGGAACCGTCCACAATCATATGGGATGGGCTGTGTGGCATATATTTGACGGAGGGGAGGAATGATCAATAACATCGCCATAGCAAACTTCCAAAGCCATCGCGAGACCATCCTCGACCTGTCTCCCGGGGTCAACGTGATTGTTGGACCCTCAGACAGCGGTAAAACAGCCATAATTCGGGCACTTCGTTGGTTGGCATGGAACAGGCCCACTGGGGAGGCGTTTCGCTCCAGGTGGGGAGGAGACACGCTAGTGCGCGTCCAAGACAACAATGGTTACGCCATCGAACGATTGAAGAACAGTAAGGGGATGAATATATACCGGTTCCAGGATGAGGTTTTCGAAGGTTTCGGAACCGATGTACCGGATAAGATTACCGAGATCCTCAACATCGATGAAGTAAACCTCCAATTTCAACTCGATGCACACTTCCTGATCAGCTTGTCTCCGGGTGAGGTAGCACGGTATTTCAATCAGGTAGCTCACCTAGAGAAGATTGACTCAGGACTGAAGAATATCAACAGCTGGATACGGCAACTGGATAACAAGCGCGGATTTCTGGTGGAGCAACAGGGAGAGTTTGAAGAGGAACTGAAGAGCTTCGAATATCTGGACCAGGCAGAGGCTGATCTGGAAGTGTTGGAAGAGATGGACCAGAAGCGCAGCCAGTTGCAAACTGCCGCAAATAACCTGGCAAACCTTATTGCACAGGCTCGTATCATTGATAATGATGCGGAAGTATGGAAAGAACTGGTGGGGTTGGAACCGGAAGTGGATGCAATCCTAGAGCAAAGAAAAGCAGTTGAACTATTACGGACAGAAGAGGTAGAACTTCGTCA